AATGGTAAGAGAATCATTAATATGGATTGGCACATTTGATTGATCCAGATTAATAATTTCGAGATTTGTGTAGCCAGCCTGAGCCTGCTCATAAATGTTTGTCCGGCCGCTTGTAATCGTTAAATTTGCCAAAATGGCTGTTTGGTATTGAACACCGCCAATTGTCACACGCCAAACTGGGTTAAAAATACTCATGAGAATTGCAAGCTGTTTGCGCCGCCTGTGCCGCGATAGAAACTATTGTTAAGCACATTGATAATGCTTCGTGCTGTGCCTTCCGGATCAATTGCACCTGTCACATTCAGGTTGATTGTGGTGCCACCCATGCGATTATTTGCGGTAATCATGCCGCCTGTATTGGGTGTAAAGATTTCCGGGCCTCGCTCGCCCACCAAATAAGACATTCCATTGGAAACCGATCCGCCAGCTGCGCGGCCTCCGCCATAGGCAAAAGTATCGTTAAAAGCATTGTCCTCTTGATTTATCAAAATTCGACTACCTAATGGGCCAAGTAAATTTCTAAGAATTGGGTTTTTTCCCAAGAACCCAACAAGTTTTTCCATTGCTTTATACACTCTTTCAACATTTTCAATCCACAAAACAAATGCTTCAACCACAACAATAATTGCGACACCAAGCGCGACAATGATTGCGGTCAAAACAGTTTCCATATATGGCCCCCAATAAGTCTTGATAAACTTCCAAAGTTTTTCCATAGCATCATAAAATGGTTGTAGCGATTCTGAATTGTCGTCAATGGTTTTCTTAATCTTTTTAAATGTCTCCACTATTTTTTCAAAAACTGGTTTTACAATTGAACCGATTAGCGGCACTACTTCCTCATAAAGAAACTTCCACCATTTCATTAAGATCGGCAACAGATCGTCTCGAACAAAAACAAACAAATCCTCAAAAACTGGCCCAAGTGTTTCGCCTATTTTTTGGGACAACTTTTCAATTGCCGGGATACCTTTATCAACAAAAGCGGTGAGCAATGGTGTAATCGCATCAAGAATGTACGATCCAACAGTTTCTTTTGCCTCATCAAATGCCACATTTAATCGGGCCATTTTTCCTGCAAATGTGTCGGCTTGCACCGATGCTTGACCTTCAAATGTGGCAGCTAGTGCAGCTGTGGCAGCATCGAAATCTTTTGTCTTGATGATGTTTTCATCTAGCGGCACACCAAGCCTTTTCAAAGCACCAAAATTGCCTTCATTTGCTTTTGCCAAAGCCTCGGTCACAGCAGCTAATTCTTTTCCGCTACCGGCTGAAACATCCAACGCAAGTTGTTGCAATCGCTGTGCTTCGCTGACATCTTTTGTGCTTCTAATCAACCGATCCAACGATGGCCTCAAAAGATCATCGGTGATGCCGTTCGCCAAAGATGTTTGAGTTATGTAGGCTTCCGTTGCCTTAATTTGAGCATTTGTAGCACCGGTAACATTTTCCAATGTCGTTGCTAATTTGGCTTGGGCTGCTTCATCGGCAATGGCAGATTTCACACCATCAATAAGCAATTTGCCGGCATAAGCAACGGCTGCGGCAGCTGCCACGGCAAAAGCGGCTGCGGCTTTCTTTCCAAAATCAGTTACCTTTGATCCAAAGCCTTCAACCTCATTTGATCCGGTTGTAAGATTCTTTTTGAGATTGTCAATGTCGGCCAAAATGGAAAGTTTGAGTGTGCGCGATCCTCCTACAGCCATGTCACCACTCCTTCAAAATCTTAGAAAATGCTTGCTCCCATTGAGCGATGATGTGAGGTTGTTCAGCTCTCAATGTTGGGTAGATAAAGTATCCTCTCGAACCTCGACCTTCACGGCCTGACCACACCGGAAATTGCTTGAATTTATTGGAGCCAAATTCAAAGCCACCCCAAAGCATTTGAGTTGTGCCGCCACCGCTAAATTTTTGAGATACAAAACCAAATGACAATTCACCGATCTTTGATGACTTGCTTACGCGTGAGCCTTCGGCAATTCTTGATGCGGCAGCATTTGGACGGCCTCCAGCTGCGGAAATGATTTTGCCTTGTAAATAAGTGGCAAGACCATTTGATACAGTTTTTGCAGCGGCAACAGCTTCATCATCCATGCCTTTGAAAGCCTTGATGATTCCACGCAAATCGCTCTTGTCATAAGCGATTGATTCAGTTGCCATTCTTTATCCTCAGAATCTCAATAGCTGTAGCAATGTCCTCCGGTGTCACAAATTCTGACTTTGGCAATCCTGTAGCTATTGCTAGCTCCCAAATCGTCCGGCTTATTGATCCGGATTTGTAACTTTTGGGTTTTCGGATGCTCCCATGTCAATATCTGTAACGCTTTCACACCACACTTCAAAAGGCTTGACAGTTTTTCCGGCTGCTTCGCGTTTCATTGCGTGATATGCCAAAAACATCAAATCTCCAATGCCTAATCTCTCAGACACACTTTGAATTGTTGTTCCGTTTTTTTGTTCCCATTTCATCCACTCTGGTGGGAGAGCTGTATAGGTTTCTCTCTCACCATTCGTGAATTCGATTGTTATTGGTAGTCTCATGCTCCCGATCTCCTTTTGTTAGCTAATTGTCAAAACAGGTGTTGTCACACAAGTGAAAGCAAGTGAGACAGTTTGCGCATCCGGAGCTGTTCCTCCAGCTGATGGCAAAATTGGCTGCACATCAAAAGCAAATGATGCGCCTGAATCTGCTCCAAAAATGACCGAAAGGCCAGTATTTGGTGCGCTTGTTGCAGATGTCCAAAGAGCTTCACAAAGTGATCCAGCGGCTCCCCAATCTGCAAGCATTTCAACGGCAAATGTGCCTTGAGTATCTGTCGTGAAATAAGCTTTGCCGTCTAAAGTTTGAAATGTATTAATTGTCGAATCTACTGTAAGTGTTGCTGATGTTGCTTGTGCATCGAAATTGTCACCATCAATGGTGAAGCTGATATCTCTGCCGGTGATTATTGTTGTTGGCATGGTTTCTCCTTAGTTGGTGTAATAGGTGCTGACTTGTAAATCGGCTGTAAGATACTTACCGGCACCGACTTCCAATGGCTGTGGGTTGCTTACATTGCCGACTTCATATCCATTCGGCATTGTGCTGATGATGCTGATCATCAATTGTTCAAGATTGTCCAAAGCTGCCGCGTTGTTAGAATAACCAACAACACCGGTCACATTTAAGTTGATTTTGACTTTTGTTGTTGATCCATTGATCAAAACGCTTTCAAGATATGGCGCACCCGGCACCAAACAAATTGATGGGCTGGTCATTGTTTCTGGGATGCCGTTATAGACATTGGCCGCAATGGATGAAAGTGCTGTTGCCAATGGCGTGCGGATGGCTGATTCGATACTCATTGAGCCATCGTTTCAACATCTAAAAATGGCCCCAATAGGCCAATTACTCTGTTGGTCAAGCTGCGGCCCAAAATGAATGGTGCCGGTGTGAAATTATCTGACATAATCTGATTGCCGGGAGCTGTAATGCTTTGAAATATCTCAACGGCAACAACCAAAATCGCGTTTTCAATTGGTGGTGTGGATGCGTACAAAGCCGCGGCTGATCCACCACTTAATGTTGCTTTTGCATTTGGAATGAATGGCAATGGGTAATCACGATCTGCGGCAGCTGTGGCAGCTGTGAATGTGTAAGGTTCAATCCGATCATCGGTGACAACATAGGTCGCGCTGTAGGCTCCGGCCCCGGTAACTACAACAGATTGACCCGGCACAAAATAATTTGGCTGCATTGTGGTGAAATAAATGACGGAATCACTCACATTGGCAAATGTCACCGATGATTGGTATTGAGTAAGTAACGGCAAGATCGTTTGCTCCGCGGAATCAATAAATGAATCCAATTGTGCATCGGAATACAAGGAAACCGAGACACCAAGAATTTGCCTAAGCTGCGAGGCTGTGACTATTGATGGCATCTCGGTTCCTTTCGTATCGTTAGCGTTCGGGAGCGACCGCTACCGATGATTGAGTGTTATTTATGCGAGGTTGTTCCATGTCGCGCCATTTGCAACTTTTGTTGCTAGTGCGCCATAGCCGTAGTAAAGAATGTCAATGGTTCCATCTGAATTGACATTGGTGCGTAGCGTAAAGCGTGGAGATTCGTACCATGTGTAAGAATCTGGGTTGATGACAACCATTGATAGATCGCCTTCGGCTGTTGTTGAGCCAGCGTTACCAATTGAGCGTGAAACATACAGATTAAGGCCCGGTGAAACTACACCGCGCAAGCTGCCATTTCCAACCGCTCCAGCTGCATTTGATGGATTTGCCGCATTGTAAAGTGGTGCGCCATTGTCGTTGTAACCCATGATGTTTCCCCATTGTGTTGGTGAAACTACAAGTGAGCGAGCAAATCCAAGTGATGCGCCATAAACATTTGCAACGGCCTTTGATGTATAACCTAAGAATCCGGTTGCTGAGTTTGCAGCCTGTGCTGTTGTGTTAGCTGCGTTTTGAATTGCAGCTGTTACATATTGATCAGTTTCTTTTGCATAAGCAAATTCAAGATTTTGCAACAAAGCTGTCAAATATTCTGGTCGGCTGCGGTCGATCAATTCAACTGTAGAAATCGCACGGCCTTTGAATGGCTTGACAGAAACAGATAGAAATGTTGCAGATAGTGATGATTCTGTTACAGGATCGCCTTCATCGATTTGATCAACGCTTGGCACGGCTGAAATTTTTGGAATTTCAAATGTCATGCCTTCGCTAACCAAAGCTTCACGGCTGATGCCGTCAATCATTCCACGATCAGCATTTGCAAGCGCATTGATTACATTTGTGCTTTGTGGTGTTGGGATCATGCCCGGTGCTGTTGATGTTGTGTTATCGGCAGCCTTTACATACTGGCGTGAATCCTCATCGTGCAAAATGCTTGCCTTTAGATAGTGTTCAAGATAAGAAACCTTATCTACAATTGGCGAGCGTGGTGCTGTGTAATATGCCGGGCGTGATGCCTGAACAGGTGCGACAGCTGGAGCTTCTACCGGTTCAACGGCAGGAGCGGTATTTTCGGTAGTGTTTTCCACTTTGTCTCCTTCATTTGGGTTTGTTATATCTGTAACTTCATCAGTTTCAGAATTTTCAGATGCGGCTACTTCGGAAACGCGAGCTGATCGAACAGCCGGCTCAGTAACCAATGCGACAGCTGTTAATTCTCCATTGAGAACTTTCATTGTGCCATCCTTTTGCATTTCATAATTATCAACAGCCAATTCAATTGAAAAACCATCGCGCAAACCATCCATCGCTTCAATTAGCGCATCGGTTCCGGCTGTTGTGTTGGCAATCTTAAATGTTGCCGTCATTTCTTTGTCATTGACAGACATGGCAATGCTCTTGCCAATTCTCCTGGTGTTGTCATGTTCAAGATTGAGAAAAACATCATTTGGTTGAATTGATCCGCGAGCAAAAACAACTTTGCCGGTTGATGCATTTGCGTGTTCGTTAAATGCAACAATGCGGCCTGTGATTGTGCGTGCATCTGAATCAGCTGCCGTGATTTGCATTGGTGTTGTTAGCTTCATGAGATCATGTCCTCCATTTGTCTAATTTCCTCGGTGGTAATTGCACCGATTTCAAATAAAATCTTGTAAATCTCTGCACGCTCTTTTTCTGATCCGCGCAAATATGCTTTGAGATCAAATTCCACGCGCTGTGTTGATGGCGTAAAATCTGGCATTGATAGCCTGCTGCTAATGCTGTTCATAAGCGGCAAAAGCGAAAAATCCAACAAAGTTTGACGCGCCGTGCTGGCGTTTGCATAGGTCATGGAGGAGCCTGTCGGCGCATCAATAAAGTAGGCCGGAATTCCCACGGCTCTTGCTAATTCTGTCGCAATGATTTCGCGTGCAGCGTTGAGGCCAATTTGCTCAGGAGTAAAACCAACAGTAGTCAATTCCACATCAGCGTTCAAAAATGCTGTGCCACGATTTCGGCGTGCTGCTCCCCATGCATCAAGTAGCTTAGCAATGCGGTCGGCTGGCAATGCTGTTCCATTTGATTTCAACACCATCGATGGCACAGGTTCGCGCGCGTACATTGCAGCTGCTCTTTCAAGCTCTGCACCTGCGCGAATTGTGCGACCTGCTCGATTCAATAAACCTTCATCATTGCCGTAAAACACAACAAGTGATCCAATACCGCTATTTGGTACCTGTGATCCATCTACTGTGTAATGCTCAATTTGTGTGCCAGTTTGATTCAGAAAAGTGCCAACGCGATTGGGAGCAACGCGCCACATTTCGCGCACGCGACCTGTGTCTGCAAATAATGACATAACTTGAAAATATGAAAATCCTGTAAATAACAAATCCTCACAAGCCCAAACCCATGATGCTGCACCCGGTACGCGCTTATCTGGATCAGAAATCACAACTGGTTGTGCAATTGATTCACCGGTTGTCTTGTCGCGTGTGATCATTGGAATTGTGGCTATTGAATTGCAAATCATGTTCCGTGCGCGAGCAATTGCCGGCACCGACATAGCCTCCTCGCGGCTTGCAATGTAATCAGCTGCACCATAAGGAAAAAATGCGTCTAGCGTTGGAGCTGGCCCAATTTGGGCAGCTACATCAGCTCCGCGCGATGGCGCGACAGCTTCAATGGTGCGTTTGCGATCAAATAATCCCATGCACCCATTTTCTCAAAATGTCAAGAATCAACCCACCAAAATGTCAATTTCCGTTTCTGGGCGTGTCGCAAAGTGTGTCACTAATGCTCCGGCTACGGCAGCACACACAGCCGATTGGCTCGCACGCCTCCCAATAACCCAACCGCCATCACCGCGCCTCAATTGCACAGCTGAAAGCATTTGCTCGGTTAATGCAGCTTGATTTCGGTGTTTGAGCCTACCGCTGTTGATTGCACCCAAAAGCTCATCGCAACTTTGTGGATAATCGCTGTCCATGTCATGGATCGGGATTCCGGCTGGCTGCATACGCGCGGCCACCGCTCCAGATGTGCGCCTTGAATACAACAAATATTCAATGGGATATTTTCGGCAATAGGCAGCTGCATCATTGGCAATGGCGCGATCATCTAGCTGGATGCTATTTTCCCATGTGTGCAACAGCTTGATGATAAAGCTTTCCGATCCAAGCTTTTGTGCGGCAACCAATGCAGCGTGTTTTCTATCCGGTGAAATATCAATGGCCATCCATGTGAGCTTGTCATCGTCTAGGTCAATTGTTTCATCGCCACATTCTTGCCACTCTTTGGCTCCGACAACGCTGGAGATTGTTTGCACCCATCTGTTCAATACCTCGGTCATGACCACATCTGGAGGATCATTGAAAACGGCGCGAATATTGTCAGGATGTATCGTTATATTTAGGCCCGGATTGGCGAAAGCTGCATTTTCCAATGTGATTTCATCCGTTGGTGCCGACCATTCAAAATAACCCACATCATCGGATGCACCACTAGCTGCGGCCAATCCTCTTTCACGCAATTGATTCAAAACGATTGAATGAGAATCGCCAGCTGAAGAAAAGCAATTGACCTGTGGATTCTTTGCAGCCATCAAGGTATAGCGCATAGCGGCAAAAGTTTCCATGTCGTGCAATTCCCGGATTTCATCCATGTGGATGGTTTCGGGTTTTGACAATCCGCGAGCTGCCGATCCTCCAGCTTTGATAATAAACCGGCAACCTTCCATCGTTTCGATCTCCTCGGCTCCATGTTGCCAGCGGATACGCTTTACGCGCTTTGCCAGATCGTCATGACTTTCAATGATATGAACAATCGATCGAAATTGCTCCAGCGATGTGACAAGCCGGTGAGCTGTAGAAACCTGCAAAGATTCTTGCCAATGGAAAAGGCCCATCATAATTCGCGCCATCATGTAGGTTGATTTTCCGTTTTGCCTTGCAACGGATGCAACTGTTACCGGGTGGTAATAACGGCCATCCGGCTTTACCTTCAAACTATGCTCGGCCAGCCATTTTTGCCACGGCATAAAGCCGCCATCAATGATCTGATCGGCAAAATCAATCAATTCAAAGCCGCGTGACGGCAAATCATTGATCGGTGAGTGAATTCGTGGAGCTGTTATCGGTGAAAAAACCGATGTGAGCCTATCTGAGCCTGTTTCAGCCGGTGGGGTACCAACTATGACCTGATCATCACTAATCATGACTTTGGCTCATGTTTTGGGGTATAAACAAAGCAT